CCCGCCTACGGGGAGCCCGAAGCGGGCCGCGTTTCGCGAACGGTAGAGGAACGGACAACGGCCCCGGCCGAACCTATTCCGCCGTCTCCACCAGCGATCGCCGAACCCGCCGAGGTGCCGGCCCCCGAACCGTACCAGGGCGTCGGATTTTGGGCCGTCATCAAGCGGGACCTTGTCGCCGCGACGGGCGGAAACCTGACGTTCGCGAGCCTGGCCGAATATGCGCAGCAGGCGAGCGGCTGGGCCCGGTGGGGCGTCGGCCGCGGTACGAAGATAGACGTCGGGATCCTGATCGCGACGATCGGATATTTCGTCTTCCGGGTGATCCACTTCGCGGTGGATTCATGGAAGAAGAACAAGAAGGTGAGCTACGAGGTCGAAACCCGGTCGGCCGCCGACAGACGCGATATCGAGTGGGTTACCGGGGAGGACGCGGCATGATGCTGATCGCTACGTTTCTCGCGAACCTTTTCGGCGTCGAGTATGCCTCGGCGGCTAGGTGGCTTCGCCGAGGAGTTCGGATCGGCGCCGTCGTTCTCGCGGTTCTGGTCCTGCTCTTTGTCGTCTTGCAGATCCGCTCGTGTTTCTCAAGGCCGCCGAAGCTCGACGAGCGACAGATCCAGCGGGCCGAGGAAGCGATCAAGGCCGGGAACGACCGGGAGCTCCGCGAGATCCTCGTCGAATCGGACACGGCCGAGGCTCGAGCGGTCCAGGGCGCCGCGAATGCAAAGGCAGACAGGATAAATGCGGTTTATGAATCGCGGAAAAAGTGGGAAAACGCCAGCCGCGAGGAGCTGCAGGCGGAGTTCGATCGGAGGAGAAATCAATGAGGATCTACGGATATACGCTACTCGTATATTTGCTGTTTTCAGTGGCCGCGTTCGGGCAGCAATCGCCGGGGCCGGAGTGCCCGCCGGACCGCGTGTGCATCACGGTCGAGGACGCTCGGAAGGCCCTGATCGATGCCGACACGGTAGCAGCCCAGGCAAAGGAACTCGAGGCCAGGGATGCGACGATCGAGGAACTCCGCGGCGAGATCGGCCGGCTAAGGATCGAACTCGCGAAGACCGTGGGCGACAAGACCGGCGCCGAGCAAATGATCGTCCGGCTTTCGGCAATGGTCGACCTCCTTCTCAAATCGACAAAGAAGAAGTGCCTGCCTTTTAGCGTTTGCATCAACTGACATCGATGGACGGAATAACGGGAACCCAGGCGGTGATTGCCGCGATCGTGAGCATACTTTCGCTCGTCGGCGTCGGAAAGATCATAGAGCTGTTCTTGACGCGGTTGTGGTCCGGCCGCGACCGGCGAACGGCGGCACACGAAACAAATGAAGGAAAAATGATCGATGCGGACCAACTCGCTCTCAAGATCCTTCACGAGGACCTGCGGGAATTAAAAGCCCGGGTCGATCAGCTATCGACGGACCTGGCCGCTGTCCGGGACGAACGGGCACAGCTCCAGGCGGAGAACACGATCCTGCGAAACACGGAAAAGCTACTCAAGGAGCGGGTCGATAAGCAGAGCAGGCGGATCGACAAACTCGAAACGGATCTCGAGGACACGAAGACGCTGCTCAACGAGGCGAAGTTCGCGATCAGCTCTCGCGACAAGGAGCTAACGACGCTCCGCAGCGAACTGAACCTGACGACGCGGGATCTGCTCGATCTCAAAAGGCAGTACACCGAGCTTGAGGCGGCGACGGCGGTGCACAACTCCGGAGGTTAGAAAAATGGCAAAGGCTCCAACATATCGAAACCGCATCGTCGGCCACGGTGAAAAAACGGCCTCGGAATTCCAGGCGAACCCACTGAACTGGCGGAAGCACCCGGAGCCGCAGCAGCAGGCGATCTGGGAACTACTGCGAACGGTTGGGTGGGTGACCGGCGTCATCGAGAACGTCAGGACCGGGAACCTGATCGACGGGCACCTCCGAATCGAGGAAGCCCTGGCGTCAACGCCGGAAGAGAAGATCCCGTACACGCAGGTCGACCTCTCCGAAGAGGAGGAACGAAAGATCCTGCTTCTTCTCGACCCGGTCGGATCAATGGCAACGGCCGATGAAGAGCTGATCCAGGAGCTAATCGCCATCGTTGGCTTGCAGGAGGACACGCTTCTCGACGCCCTGACGGCCTTTACCGATACCGGAATAAAGGCAGAGGACCTCGGGGAATCGTTCGAACTCCCGGCCGGGGATCGCGAACCGTTCCAGCAGCTGACGTTCACGGTGACGGACGAACAAGCTGAAACTCTGAAGGCGGCACTCGAAAAGGCGAAAAAGGCCGGGCCATTCGTGGACACGGGGAACGAGAACAGCAACGGGAACGCGCTAGCGCGGATCGCGGAAGCCTATGTCTAAGGTCAAGGACATCGTTATCAAGCTCGTGCCGGCGGCGACGGCCAATGCGTTCGTCCGCCGATATCACTACTCCGGGAAGGTGGTGAACAATTCCCGACTGCACTTCGGAGCCTTTCTCGGAGACAGGCTCCACGGCGTCATGTCCTTTGGCTCGCCGCTCGATAAGCGCAAGGTCCTCGGGCTCGTTAAGGGAACGCTCTGGAACGAAATGCTCGAACTGAACCGGATGGCATTCGACGATGCCCTGCCGAAGAACAGCGAATCACGCTCGCTATCCGTCGCCCTGCGGATGATCCGGAAAAACGCCCCGCACATAAAGTGGGTGATCTCGTTCGCGGACGGGATGCAATGCGGCGACGGCACGATCTACCGGGCGAGTGGTTTTCTGCTGACCGGATTTTCGTCGGCGTCTATGTACGAGCTCCCGGAAGATCTCGCAAAGATCAACGGCGGCCCTATCGCCCACCGACTCTCGCTCCAGTGCAAAACATCGACGCTCTCACGCGAGATAATGCGCCGGACGAAGGGCAAGAACCTCACGAATTCGGAGTACTGCAATCTGCTCGGAATGAAGATCGTCCCGGGCTATATGCTCAGGTACATCTACTTCCTGCGGCCTGAGGAACGAGCTAATCTCACGGTCCCGATCCTTCCGTTCTCGGAGATCGAAAAACGCGGTGCCGGGATGTACCGCGGTGAAAAACGCGTGGCAAGCATAGATGGCGATGCGGCCGGCTTCCAGCCGGAGGAGAGCGGTTCGAGCCCGACTGCCACGCTCCAATAAAACTTGTCAAACAATAGGAGGTTGTCAGCAATGGTTGCCGGTGACGGCACAAAAAAGCGAGGAAAGCGACGATCGCCGCAAACGACAGCAAGGGTGATCGACCGCGGTTCGCGGATCCTTGAACTTAGAAAGAACGGTGCATCGCTGCGGGCCATTTCGGCCGCCTTGAAGAAGGAGGCCGAGGCGAAGGGCGAATCGGACCGGGGTTATAGCTACGAGCAGGTCCGAAAGGACTACAACGCGATCATCGACCTTCGGATCGAGGAACAGCAGGAAACGCTCGAAGAGATCCGTGCGATCTCGGCCGAGCGGCTCGAAGAGGTCCTTTTGCACTACATGCCTTACGTCCGGCTGAAGGTGGACGGTCTTACTCCGCGAAACGAGGTCGAACTGAAAAAGAAGGCCGGGGACACGGTGATCAAGGCGGTGAAGGAGCTGGCCGAGCTGTACGGGGCGAAGCGTCCGCAGAAGCTCGAGGTTACGGGCGAGGACGGCAAACCGCTGAACGTCGTGACGCAGGTGATCGTCGAGTTTACGAACGAGACCGGGGAGGACCGCGAATGAAGGGCCGAACGGAGTTCACGATGTGCCGGCGAAAGAAGCGGTACACGATCCGGCAGGCCCATCGCGTAGCCGGCCATTTGAACGAACGGCAGAAGAAGCGGGTCCACAGTTACCGCTGCCCGGTTTGCGGGCATTATCACGTTGGCGGATACGGAAAGAATGACCGTGAGCGCACAGATCCCGAAGATCAAACTGCCGCGTAAATTCGGCACGGTTTGGAACTCGCTTCGCCCGTATCAGATCTGGTACGGCGGCCGCGGTTCGGCAAAATCGTGGACGAAGGCAACGCAGTTCCTGCTCAAGGCACAGTCGCAGCGGTATTTCCGGGGCGTTTTTGCTCGCGACACGCAGAAGAACGTCCGGGCCTCGCAGTTCCAGCTTTTTAAGGACCTCGTCCGGCGCTTCCCGTGCTTTCACAATCAATTCACATTCCAAGAATCCGGGATGCGGATCACGTGCCGGGCGACGGGCAACTACATGATGGGTGGTTCGTTCGAGCAACCCGACACGCTTCGCTCGGTCCCGGACCCGACCGACTTCTGGGCCGAGGAGCCGATCACGCGGGAATCGCAGATAAACCGTCAGGACTTCCTCGATATCGTCGGCTCGCTGCGAAACCCCGCGGGGGGGCAGACGCAGTTTCATTTTACGTTTTA